AACTACTGCATAGTCATTAGAAGTATCATTCTTCTTGTCACGAACAACAAGTTTAACAACACCATTCTCACCAATAGCAGATAAATCTGGTAACTGATAGATACCTGCTGCTTTAAGTAATTTGTCTAATTGCTCCGTCTTTAATTCAAAAGATACATCCTCGGTAGGAAGTTCAATTGATTTCTCAGGAGGACAGACAATCACATTAGGATCGGCAAAGAAATACTTTGAACGGGATCTTCCTTCTTTAATGACAACAAAGTTATCATTCTCAAAATCCAAATCAGGATTATTATGTAAGGACAATCCATTCAAAAATTGATTCAAATCATAGATACCAAAATCTTTTGGTAACTCCTCATTGATAGTAGCCTCAGCAAGGATATTCTTCATCACTGAAATAGTACGAAGAGACTTACCTTGCTTAAACAAAATAGACTGATTGATATTACTGAAGTTCTTCAGCAAAGTCAAAGTGTTGTCAGAAAGTTTCATAACGAGCGTTTGTGTAATCAGGGTCTTGAGTGTTGCCGCTAAAGTAATAGAGAAGGAGACAATAGTGCATTGCCTTTAGTATATCATTCTTTGCTTGTCCTTTTCTATCATACCGTGCCAAATACTTAATGGCATTAGAACGGCAGAAAGATTCTGCATCACCCACAGACTGAATCAAATCTAATGTCTGTGTATTATTTTGATCTGAGGTATAATGTCCATTGTATGTTGAAGTAACATAAGATTTAAGATCCTCAATACCTTTATCTTCCCCATACTTATGGGGTTTAAAATCTAAATTCGGTTCTGGTTTTTTAATAACCTCCTTTTCTAAAGAACCTGCTTTCCTTCTAGTTACGGTCTTCCCACCATCAGGTGATTCATAAACATATGGTTTATCTGGCCTGAAGTCTGGATAGTTCTTTGGGTCATCAGGGTCAAGTGGTGGCCATGGACTACCAGGCGTATACTCAAACCCTCCCATTCTTTCTATTGCATCCAATTCATTATCCTTATGGATTGGATCATATTCATCACTCTCTAAAGGAGTGACCTTATTATTTTGACTCATAATAGGATACTCCTCGTCAAGTGTTCCATTAAGTACGTCATGCGCTAAACTCCACGCATTTATCATAACACTTCCTCCTGCTGAATGTCAACCTCATTATCAACCTTGTCATAAAGATCCAAAAATGCTTGTTTAGTTTCATCATCGAAACGATTTAAGCAAAGTTGTATTGCCTTTACTTTATCACCAAAGATCTTATAGGCCTGAATGATATGAACCAAACGACGAGTTGAAATAATCTCATCTATACCACCATCATAGAAGGTCTTTCTAATAATGTCTGCCCAGTCAGCAAGACGAGCACAGAACTTATTATCCTTACATAACTTCTTAAGAATGTTAGTCTCTGCTGCAACAGATGGATACTCTTGCTCAAATGTTAAAGCAAATCTCTCAAGGAATGCTTCATTCAATACATTAGTACCAATAAACCTACCATCCTCGGATCCTTTACCTTTTGTATTTGCAGTGGCAATAACAGTAAATCCAGGAGCAGGATGTACAACCTTACCAACTTTCTTTAAGAATACACCCTTACCTTCTAAGATGGACTGTAAGCAAAGTATTTTATTAGATGCAAGGTCCACTTCATCCAAAAGTAAGACTGCTCCCCTTTCAAGTGCTTCGATGACTGGACCATTGTGCCATACCGTTTCGCCATTAACAAGGCGAAACCCACCAATAAGATCGTCCTCATCTGTTTCTATTGTAATGTTTACACGTACCAACTCTCTGTTAAGTTGAGCACAAGCTTGCTCTACACCAAACGTCTTACCATTACCAGATAAACCAGTAATGAATGTAGGATAGAAAATACCAGACTTAAGGATCTTCTTAAGCATAGAGAAGTTTCCAAAAGGAACAAATCTATCATCTTTTTCTGGTACTAACTGTACTGCAGAAGGTGCTGTGTAGGCTTTTTCAATCTGCTTAACTACTTCTTTCTTTACCTTCAGTTCTAAGTTATACCTTCCTTTACCAACACGGAACTTACCAATACGTTTCAAAACAGTTGATTCAGAAACGTTATGAGAACGACAATAACCTTTAACATCAGCATAAGTAAACTCTTTACCATAGAGTGACTTAAGATCGTTAATAATTTTGTCTTCAGTCATTTCAGGATTCGCAATAAACATAATGTAATTTGTTTGATACCTTTATTATAAAGGTTATTCAATGGTTTTGGGGTAAGTACAGACAGTTTGTCAACTGTCACATTAGGTTTCGGCACCTCCTCCAGTTGTTTGCATTCTCACCCACTCATCATCAGGGACTTGTTCTTCAACAAGCCCCTCTTCCTTAAGTTTCTTATAATTGTAACAACCATCAAAGCTTAACTTAACTTTGGGTTTTTTCTTCTTGGTCATGCAACTAACTCCACAAATTCAGAAAGAATCTTACGATTGAACTTCGACTTATTTAACGACTTTTTAAATGCACTTCTAATCTGTGCTTTAGTCGCATTATCATCCACTTCAAAATCAACTTCCTTATTCATTTCATTGCTAGAAAGAGCAAAGAACTTCGTATAGTTACCAACAGGAAGAGCTACTGCCTTTTCTTTCTTCCACTTAGCATGAATCTTCTCATCATAAATTCGATGCCACCTAAGCATCTTGTTTATATCTCCATTAGATGCTAAACGGATACCAATAAAATTAACATCAGGGAAACTATCTTGGAGATGTTGAATCAATGCAGCAGTTCCATCTAACCATTCTGTAATACGATAAGTGGTTCCTAATTTACGATCTCTAAGATAAGTATTAGTACTTCTTACTGGTCTCTGAAATACCTTCCTATCAAGTGTACGAGGATTCTCAGTTTCACAAGCATAAGAAAGTGGTTCTGATTCACCATCAGTTAAGATAATAGTTTGAACTTTTTGTAAATCATACTTCTTCTTAAACTGGGGGATGATTTCATGTAATACGATTAAAGAAGTATCTAATGGAGTACCACTAAGATGGAATCTATGAGGAATATCAACATAATATTCTAAATCACGAGACATTGCACATGCTAAACGCCAGAAGGTTTTAATTTGACGTTCAAATTGTTTGACATTTCCTTCACTACTTAAGAACTCTAAAAGACGATAAGATTGCTTAATCCAAACTTCATTTCTTTTAGGTTCATTTATGAGTGACTCTTCACTCCCAGGATAATATTGATATCTATTATCACCATCAGTGTCATAATAACAATTAGTAAATCCATATACTCTGAATGGAATATTAACTTTCTTACAGAACCATACCAGGTTCAACAACTGCTTAACAGTTGAACCCAAGATATTATGCATCGAACCACTCCAATCTAATAAGAAGAGTAATCCATGATTCTTTCCATCAGGTAGAACAGTTACCTTCTTGAAAAGATCTTCGTTGTATTTGTAAGTGTGAAGCTTCGCTGTGTCAAGTACTCCAGTCCTACTAGTAGCAGCACGAGCGTAAGCATCTGCAGACTTTCTACATTCAAATTCCTTAACAAGGTAATTGACCTCCTTTTCTGCCTCTCTTTTATATTGTATCAACGCTTCGTCTATTGGTTGCAAAAGTGTAGATTTGTTAAGAGGTTCTGCATATATCATATTCCAATACTCTTCACATAGTTCACTTATCTCTTCATTCCTAACAATAATTTCATTAGGAATTATATGTGGTTTCTCAATATAAATGTTATTCCTTATTGGTTTCTGAGTAATCTTCTTTAAGTTACCACCAAGACTTGATTCAGTTCTTACAGTAGGATCAGGATCAGCCAACCTATCATCGCCAGCATCACTATCGCTCCTATCTTCCACAGAAGAACTGCTATCAGAGTTAGAAATGGGAGACTCATTATTAGAAGTGCTATCAGAGTCGCTATCGCCAGAAACTTGAGAATCTTCGAGCTGATCCATCCAGTCCCCTTCAGTACCTTCCTCAGATTCTTGTTCTTTATTCTCTTCCTGCTTGCAGAAATTATATAACGCTTCTGCAGCTGCGAGGGTGTCCTCGAAAGTTTTAGCGTTTTCAACGACATTGACAATCTCCTGTTCTTGTGGGGTGAATTTAACTCCTAGAAATGGACCAATCTTAGCATGTAAGTTTATCTTATCTGCGAGATTGAATTGATTTATATCTTCATCTCCAACCTCAAAGAAATCTTTATCATGAAGTTCTCGGTATCCTCTATAGAATGTTTTAGCAATTCCTAAGTACTTATCTTTCATCAACTTTTCTATTCTAACATCTTCACAGACATTTACAAACTGTTGGGGTGCTAAACACTTAACAGTCCAGTCTTCGTTGGGTGTAAAAAGAGCGTGAGAAACCTCATGAGCAACTAGCATATCAAATACATCATTGCTAGCCTCCCAGATAGGAAGAGTGAGTACTCTACTGTCTACATTGAATTGAGCAGTCTCACACTCCCTATGCTCTACTACAATGTCCTCGGTTGCCAGAAGTTTGGCAAGAGTTCCCTTAACCTCTAAATTAACTGTCATGGGGTCTTTGCTTATATGTACATACTATAAACGCTCCCAGGGCGTTTGGGAGCGTTGAGTAGACGGTTTATCAACTGTCTGCGTCTGGCACGTGCTTGACGTAATGCCTGAGGTTTAAGACGGCGTTTCGATTCCTTCTTGGAATGATGCTGCCAATTAGGAACTTTCATCATCCTCACCCCACGATTCTGAGTCGCCAGTGGTCATCGCACCACATACAGTGTACTTGTCTTCTCCGCCAGGTTCATTGAGATCTGCTGGATTGGATCCAACCTGAACGCATTTTTCTTCAGACATTGTTCTGTAGCGTATCCATGATATTTATTATACTGTATCACAAAAAGCAATCATAGTAAATCGAGCCTTCTTACCTTTCCCAAAAAACTTCTGTGCTCGATGAAGTTCCAAACGATTAAAAATAACGGTCCTATTAAACTTATTGGGGACTGTACAAGCATTCTTAAAATATGGAGAAGAGTTAAATTTATCTAATTTTTTCTTAAATCTATATCTTTGATAATAATTTTTAGAAGATCTATAAAAAGAAATCTTATCAACTTCAAAATTATTAATATACTCACTACACTTACGTCCATTTGACATTTTAAATGTATTGTCACCAATCTGAATTCCTGTATTAGGAGGAGCATCCAAATTTAAAAAAGTCATAATTGTATAATACTCCCCATCCGTGTGCCAGGTACCAGATACCCAAGTCTCATCTACCCACTGAAAATATGCATTCCGTAGAATTAATTTATCATCTACGATAGATTCAACTTGAGATACATATTTTTTACATAAAAAATCAGGAACATAACATCTAAGTCCTGGCCAAGAAGAATGCTTATATTTACTATTCAAACTCCTTTTTGCTTCTTTATTATAAAGTTTTAGACCTTCGTTTCTAAAGGTATAAGGATCACCTAGAAAATCATCAATTACTCTCAGCATATTTTTAGCGTATCCATGATATTGATTGTAGGGAACCATCCCAAATCAGTCAAGGCAGATGTGTCAGCACACAAAGTGTCCGGCTCCCCTGGAGTATCTCTCTTAATAGGTAACTTCCTTCCCATCGCTTTTGCTATGTCCATAACAGAAACTGGTACACCAGTACCAATATCAATAATACCAGTAAATTCACTTGGCATTATATAAGCAATAGCTCTGACTACATCCTTCACATGAATATAATCTCTTTTATGTGTAGTAATATACTTGGCAGTATTTTCTTGTAGCATTCTATAAAGCATATCAGATCTACTATCCTTTTCTGCCCATACATTAAAGAACCTCATACCAACACTGTTAGGTGGTGCCATGAGTTCATTGGCTTTCTTTGTTATTGAATATGGATTTTGCCACCACTCATGTGCTCCGGCAGAACTTGCATATAATAACCTAACATTATTCTCTCTACAGTAATCAAATATAGGTTTCGACTTTTCTACATTATTTTCCCAAAACTTTTCTGGATCTTTTATACTATCCCTAAGGGCAGCAAATGCAGCAAGATGAATAATGACATCATAATGCTTGGCAAACATACCAGAAGGACCAACCCAGTCTCCTATATCCTCTGGTCTATCTAATCCTTCTACCAAATAACCATATCCTTGTTCATATTTAAGATCATGGAATAAATGACTACCAATAAAACCTTTATGTCCTGTTACTAAAATCTTCATGATGCAATACGAGAAAAACCTTTAATCTTTTCAAACCTTATTACATTATCAAATTTGTCAAACATACCTTCCTTATGGGATATAACAAATATATTAGCACCTTTAATAACATATCGAATGATCTTAAGGAAATCCTCATTACCAGAACCATCAAGTGAACTATCAAACACCTCATCCATGATAAGAAGATTGGTATTTGTAGAGTTCTTATATGCAGCGATCTCACGCCAAGTAAAGAGTAGCGCAAGATCTATCCGCATCTTTTCTCCCTCAGAAAAACTTGCATATGAGAAGTCTTCATGAATTGGTGATTCTACACTTTCATTAAACTCCTCATCGAGAGTGAAGTTTATATAGAAGTCCATCATCTGAAGGTATCTGTTAACCTGTTGATTAATCAGTGGAAGATACTTCTTAATGATTGTTTTCTTTACTCCACTATCTTTGAGTAAACCAAATGCAAAGTCGTGTTCTAAGATCAGTTCTTTTTGGGCAGAAACTTTCTCGTATGTTTCTGCAAGGGTGTGTTGAAACTCAGCTAATTTCTCATGCTCAGTATTTCTACTTTCAAGTTGGTCGGTAATTGTTTGAATCTCCGATTCCAAATCCCGTGACTGTCGTTGAAGTCCAGAAACGAGCGTATTGTTTTGAGAAATGCCATGTGTTAGAGTTGTAATCTCCTGAGATAATTGGTTAAAACGGACCTCTCTTAACTCCTCTTCTTGTATCTTGGACTCTAATTCGGAGAGACCTGTTTGGAGTTCTTTTATAGAGTTATTGAGATCCGCAATTTTATTTACCCTAAACGATTCTTCTATAGATTGTGTACATGTAGGGCATGATACATTTTCTTCAAAAAAGTTATATTCGCTACTGACTCTTTCTTTCTTTGTTTGTATTTTAGCACGTAATGTATTCAGTTGCTTTAATGAACCTTTAACATCATGCAAATTTAAAAGTTTATTATCAAGGGTTTTAAGTTCTTCGGAAAGCTTTTCATTCTTATCAATATACTCTTTAGCTTCCTTTGCAATCTTTTTAATCTGACTTTGTTTCTTCTTGATATCTTCATGACTTGTTTTCTCAATTGTTTTGATAAAGTCTTCTTGCATCGATACCTTATCAATTAAACTATCTTTCTTTAATTCTAAGGTTCTAACTTCATCTCTCTTAGATCGAAGTTTTGCTTTAACTACTTCACTCATAGCAGAGAAGATTTTTATATCCAATAGATCCTCAATAACTTCTCTGCGATTAACAGCAGTCAATTGCATAAAAGGAACAAATGTACTAGATCCTAATATAACAATTTGGGTAAATGATTTAAAATTTAACTTAAGAATATTTTGTTCAAAATGTTTTTGCTGCTCAGCCGCATTAGCAAACTGATCTTGCATCTTTCCATCAATCCATATCTCAAACTTATTTGGTTTCAATCCACGTACAACTTTATAGTCTCTATTCTTTACATTAAATTCAACCTCAACTACACCATCCTTCTCATTGGTACAATTGATTAATTGTGATTTAGTAATCTTTCTGAATGGTTTATTAAATAACGCAAAACACAAAGCATCTAATATGGTGGATTTACCCGAACCATTTGTGCCCACAATAATATTTGTGTCATATTCAGTTAGATGAACTTCAGTAAACTGATTACCAGTACTTAAAAAGTTTTTCCATCTAACTTTCTGAAAGGAGATCATGATCTAAATCTTCAGGAGGAATTACAATGTCATCTTTTGTGATAATTGAATACCGATAGCCATTGGTTTCACAGACATTAATAGCAGAACGGTCTTCCACTTCGATGATATTCATCTCTGGATAACCCCTTTCTTCTAACATCATAGCATATCGTTCGGCATCATCTTCTTCTACAAAAAGATATAACACCTTTTGACCAAATCGGTCATCAACAGCATATGCTCCGCTGTCTTCTTTACCGGCAACGGCAAGTAAGTGCATCAAGTCACCTCACATGCCTCCCTATACACATTCTCTAAAATCTTTTTGACTCTAGATTTGTCTATAGAGGTTTCTACTTCATCAACATACTGACTTAATAGACTAAGTGTGTCTTCACTTTCTTTTCCCTGATCCTCATAGTTTACAAAACCAGTACCATAATCATATGATTCAACAGTTTTTAACTCTGCAACTCCTGCTTGGTATAACTTATCAATAAACTTATCTAACTTAGAACCTTTACCTTTATCCTGAATAATTACTTTAACTATCTTATCTTTATAAGGTCTTGCATCAAACGTTTGGTAGTTAGTATTATTAAAATATATCTTTTCAAAAATACCAAAAGGATTATCAACCGGAGTATGCTCTAAGGTTTCAGTATCGAAGATATGAAATCCCCTAACATCTCCACAATCATTCCAATAGATTTCGTATGGATTGCCCAGATAATAAACGTTATCTTGAGAATTCCTATGATGATAATGACCGGAGTATACTTTTTCAAAGTCTTTATAAATTGCTTTATCTTGTCCATGTTCCATTACATGATACGCATTTGCTAAGAAACCATTTAATTCTAAGTGTCCCATCACAACACGACATTTAGATTTCTTCAGTCTCTTATATGTATTATCTTCGTTCTCTTTATTAACCCAAGGTACAAATGCTATATCCAATCCACCAATATTTAATTCCTCATATTCACTGACAACACGGATATTATCGTACTCTCGTAATAATAATTCGCAAGCGTTGATTGCATTAGTGTTTTTATAGTATGCGGTGTGATTTCCCACAATAGTCGTAACACTAATTCCCCTATTGCGTAGAGTGTCGAAATAGTTGTCTTTGGCCCACTGGAGAGCAGAATAATTAATGCCTGTACGGTTATCGAAAGTATCACCCATATCAATAACGGTATCGATATTATGAACCTCCAAATATGGGAAAAAGATTTCATCATAGAATTTCTGGAAGAAGTCATGAAATAACTTTGAATTTTTACGAGCACCGAAATGCTGGTCTGTAATAATTGCTACTTTCATGTTACTAACTCACAAATACAATTACCTGATAAAGTTATTCTAGTATCGTCATGTTGTTGTTTAGGTACATGATGCTTTAGATAAGCAGGGAAAATAACATACCTTCCCTCTTTAGGACGTACTTTATTTCCACTTTCAGTGAAGACTAAAGGAGAATGATAGTTTTCACATTTTAAAAAATAAGCAAAACTAAAGGTATAAGGATTATGATGATGAGAATCTGCATAATCTCCTTTATAATAAACATTTGCCCAAAAATTTCCCATTTTTAATGGAGCTCTAGTAGCATCCTTCATAGCTCCTGGTTGAAAATTTCTTTCTATTTCTGCTAAAATAAAAGACTTAAGATTTTTAATCCTAAGATTATCAGGTTCCCAATTCCATACAGTATGAAATGCTTTCACATTAGTGTTTTCTTTAGAAATAGGATTGCTTGTCTTTAATAAAGTCAACACTTCTTCCTTAAGTTGTCTTTGAAAAAGATAGTCGCCAATTAAGACATTACAAGATTGTGCAACCCTCACTGATAACCACTCCGCAGTTTGGTATGGATATTATCCTTGATGCTATTATAATCTGAATAGTTCCCACCGTCAAGTGTATTGTCATCAACCATTACTTGTTCATAACCAGAACGTTCTAAAATCTTATTCTTTACTTCCAACTGTCGTTTTTCCCGCTGAATACGTCTAAGAAAAGCGTAGTGTATGATTTGGGTAAAATAAGCAAAAGGGTTGCTAGATTTAGCAGGATCAAAATTATTGATATACTGCACACAGTTTTCAATTCCATCACAAACCATATCGTCTTTGAACATGTAGTTTACAAAGTTGGGTTTGTACGACAAGTGAGTCGCAATCTTTAAAAAACATTCACCCAAATAGTTTGTAATTCTTGGTTTATCTTTACCGAGTTCTTCTGCTTCTTTTACAGAAGTTTTATACGCAACAATAGCAGCAAGAAATTCCTTATTGTTGACGTAATGCTCGGAACGGGCTCTCCGTCTTGGCATAGTTACTAATGACATGAGTATCTCTCACCTGTACATAATTATATCAGGGGCTTGACAAGATGTCAAATATTCATTAGAATAACTCTGTTAAGGGTTCAGACAAAGCTCTAGCTTTCTTTTTGTATATCTTTCTTATAGAGTTGTTCTAGCATTCTTTTAGCGTCCTTGACACTAGATATGTATCCCATACGTCTATCTATACGAGATAGATTTCCTTCTTGAGAAGACTCTTCAACATATCTTTGATGTATCATAATCATTTCTGTATCTTTGCATTCTACCATAGTCATTATATTTTTCATATCTAATACCATCATATCTTCATCATTAGTCTTTAACCAAGGTTCTACTTTATATCCTGCAGTAATATTACCACCTGGCAATTTAACTTGTTGAACTAATACTGGATGATGTAATAATAACAACGTTCTATTATCTTCATCACAAGCAGCTATACGAGCGAAAACTTCTTCACCCGATATTAATTTTAATGATGCATAGAAATCGTCTTCCATTATTTCTTTAGTTTAATTGAGATTATTTCATAATTGAATTGTTCTTCGTTGTAAGTTTTGATCCGTTCAATTAAATGATTTAAAGTATAATTCTTACGGGACTGATGAGTACAGTCATCCGCAATATCATACAACATTGCTTTTACTTTTCCTTTACCTTTTCTAAGGACTCTACCAATGGATTGGAGGTTTCTAACTCTGGACTTGGAGGGGCTGGCGAAAATAACGTTGTGCAACCGCTTAATGTTAATGCCAGTACTGAAAGTACCGTAAGACGCAATGATGATGGCATTAGTTTCTTCCTCTGTAATAGATCGAACTTTTTCACGGTCATCAGCAGACACTCCACCGTGTATAAAGAATATTTTACGATTTGCTGACTTACTATTATTTATTAAATTATATAACACTTCACCATGAGACTCTACCCTACTATAAAGTAATAGGGTAT